GCATTGATATATTTTACCCAAGACATGACTGACTTCCGTGGCCAATCAAGTAATGGGTTTTCTTTTGTTTGCATATAAAAATCACACATATCAATCACATCGGATGGTAATGATATCGGGCTATTCAACATCACATCTAACCCTCGACTTTTAATAATTTTAAGATTGGTTTTTAAAGCTTGAATTTTTTCTTCAGTGTTACAATAAGAACTTATCAGTACAAGTCGTTTCATTTTTGTTTGTTGGTTATTATCGGAAAAATATTTACTTACAATATAGTTATAATCTGAGTATTTATCAATATATGCAAAAGTTAGTTCCAATAACAAGATTAGGTAAATTTTTTGGGTCTGAGGATTATGCTTTGGACATCGGTATGGGTGAGGAGTGGTTAATCGGTGATATGAATTTCACTGTAATCCTTTATCGTATTGATAGAAGAAAAACCAAAACTGATGATGTTTATGGTGAGGTGTTAGAAGACGGGATTCAATTTCTTGCCCCTGTTGAATTGAAGGGATTAGTTCAAGTAATGGCACCGGCTAATAAATTACTTGGGAATTCAAAGGTAGAACAACAAGAGCCTGGTAATATGAAGTTTAGTATATATCAAAAAACTTTAGATGATTTAGGAGTTGAAATCTTTATGGGTGATTATTTTGGGTATTATGAATCTGAAGACCGAGTAAGATATTATACGGTAAGTGATGATGGATATGTGAAGTCTGATAATAAACATACGTATGCTGGTTACAAACCTTTTTATAGGACTATAATCGCAACTTATGTGAGTGAAAACGAATTTAGAGGAATATAATGAGATACATAATAACTGAATCACAATTAAATAAAATTATTGAAGCCGTTGTGGATGGTGACGTTATTTGTGATAATTGTGGATGGTCTTGGGAATTATCTGACGGAGGAGACGACCCATATATGTGTCATAAATGTGGACACGATAACTCTGAAAACTTAGAATAAAAATAAAATGGCATTACCAAAACAAGTAAAACCTACATTACCTTTAGTCCCAAAGAAAACTTTATCTGCAAGAAGAGAACAACTTCTTGAGTTTATAAATAAAGATGGAACTTATTTACCTAAGTCAGTATTACATGCTGATTTGGACAGGGGTATGCTTGATTTTGTTAAGGACGATTTACAGGTTGTAACCGCAGGTAAAATTATTCCTATGTTGGATATTATTATTACGACTCAAAATTGGGCTCAATATACTGAAACCGCATTATTCACAAATCTTGACTTCAATCCCGAACCTCCATTCATAACTGTGGTTAGACAACCTGAGGTTAAGTTTGGAACAAATCCTGCGTTACAATATACTATTCCAAATAGAAAACAATTTTATTACGCATCAGTTCCAACTTGGAATGGTAATGAACAAGGTATGGATATATACACAATCCCACAGCCAGTTCCCGTAGACATTAATTATAGTGTTAAGATTATCTGTAATAGAATGAGAGAGTTGAATCAACTTAATAAAGTTGTAATGCAAAAGTTTTCTTCAAGACAGGCTTACACTTTTATTAAAGGACAATATGTTCCAATCATTCTTAATAATATTTCTGATGAATCTCAGACGACCTTAGACTCTAGAAAATATTTCATTCAGAATTATGACTTCACTATGTTAGGGTATTTGATTGACGAAGAAGAATTTCAAGTCAAACCTGCAATTTCAAGGGTTGCCCAAATTATGGAATTGGATACCACAGTATTAAAAAGAAGAAGACCAAAGTTCCCTGAAAACCCTGACGATTTCTTATCTAATTTTTTATTTATTGTTGGAAATAACACTTTAAGTGAAATAATTGATTTTCGTGCCAACATGACTTTACTCGGAACAACTAATGTTGAAAGTTTTGATGTCTATATAAATGATGACTATTACGGTAGTGATGTGTCTGAAATTCAAATCACAACAAATGATATCTTAAGGATTGAGGTGGTTAAGGATAATAACACTTTGGAATCAACAATCAAGTTTGAATCCCAGTTGGTTTAATCCTCACCATAGATATCTTTCTTTTCTTTACACTTCTCCATTATAAGATTTTCTAAAAACTTATAAATTTTTATCCCACGCTTTTCACAGTACTTTTTTAATATCTCATGTGATTCGGGGGATATTTTGATATTCTTTATTTCTTTGGTTGTTTTCATGGGCAGAAAAAAGGTAGAATAAATTCATACTACTTACAAATAGATATTCAAAAGTCAAGTTTTTTCACATAGATATGAATATTTATCATTAAAATAAATTTGCTAACAATAATTTTGAACTATGTTTTTTCAAGCAACACAAGTAAATCAAAAGGTATACGTATCGCCTGGAGTATATACGTCTGAAACTGACTTATCATTTGTTGCTCAAAGTGTAGGTGTTACTACGTTAGGTTTAGTCGGGGAAACAATCAAAGGTCCCGCATTCGAACCTATCTTTATCACAAACTACGATGAGTTTCAAGCATATTTTGGGGGGACTGAACCTACAAAATTTATAAACACACAAATCCCTAAGTATGAGGCGGCATATATTGCAAAGTCATACTTACAACAATCTAATCAACTTTTTGTTACAAGAATTTTAGGTTTGTCAGGATATGACGCTGGACCGTCTTGGAGTATTAAGGTGACCGCAAATGTTGACCCATTAACCGTAGGTCTTAGTCCTGCAACTGGCACAACATGGAGTGCAAACTTCACAGGTTCTTCTACAGGAAATACTGTAGAATTTGTTGGTGGAGCACTTCCTCCAATAGTTCAAGCGTACATCAATAATCAATACAGATTGTCAGATGGTAGTACTTCAACTTTGGGATTAGATTTTACAAGTAACCTTAATAACGTTATGGATACTCCATCTTTGTCGGCTAATACTTTGGTTGTCTATGGAGCTATTCCTGAGAGTGATTATTATAATTTGACTGGAACTTATTCAAATGTCATCAATGAATACGGATGTGATTCAGTTAATATTGCAATAAATGACTTGTCCGCGGATGAAAATGACCCTTGGTACTATGCTAATTTTGACATTACATCAGGAAATGCATATTCTGGATATTCATTCTTTTATTATGTTTCTTCTTTAACATCAGGAGCGTCTTCAACATTCTCAGGTACTATATCTGGTAGTGTTTACAATTACTCAGGAACTGCGTATTCAGAATACAACAACATGGTTGTTGCAACTTTACGTTCTAGAGGTATATCTTTATATACTAATAGTACTACAAGCGATAACCATGGACCAATTTATGAGGTTAGTGGTTTAACTGATTTACAATTAGTATGTACCGAACAATATTCAGGAGTCACTCAGTCTCCTTTTGAATCATTCTTAATTTCAGGTGTTACAAAAGACAACGACAATTTCTCTTTTGAAGCATCTATGTCCGCATCTTCTCCTAAGTATATAACAAAAGTGTTAGGTGTTGATAACTTTGGTAAATCAAGAAATGAAGTTCCCGTATATGTTGAAGAAATTTATCCAGGAACTTTAGCTTACGCATATAACCAAGGATATATTCGTGGTTTGGATTGTAACTTAATTGCACTTGAAGGTGCTAGAAGTGAAGACCCACAATCAATAGCATACAATGTAACTCAATATAAGTCACCAAGTACTCCTTATTTAGTATCTGAACTTAGAGGTAATAAGGTTTATAACTTATTCAAATTTATATCAATTTCTGACGGTAATGCGGCGAACACAGAAGTAAAAGTTTCTATCGCTAACTTATCATTTAATAATATGTCATTTGACGTATTGGTTAGAAATTTCTTCGACACAGATGCTAATCCTGTGGTAATAGAGAAATTCACTAACTGTAACATGGATCCTAATTCCAATAATTTCGTAGCTAAGAAAATTGGTTCGAGTGATGGAGAATACGCTTTGATTTCACGTTACATTATGATTGAATTAGCAGATGAAGCACCAATCGACGCAATTCCTTGTGGTTTCTACGGATACACTCAAAGAGAATACGCATCAGTGAGTAACCCTTCACCAGTTCCAATTTTCAAAACAAAATATTATTTTCCTGGTGAAGTAATTTACAACCCTCCATTTGGAGCACCAACCGATGTAACTGAATCTTCAGGAGATATTGTTAGAAGAAGTTATTTAGGTTTCTCAAGTCAATTTGGAATTGATGATTCATTCTTACAATATAAAGGAACACAAAATCCTTTGAATTGGGTAACATCTCCACTTCCTGTTGAAGGGTCACCATGGAATTATTTAAGTAAAGGTTTCCACATGGATTCAGGAGCGACAGTAGTAACACTTGGTAACTCAGTCTTAACCAGTGGTCAAACTGCATTTGAATGTGGTGTTGCTGACTTCACAAGAGACCCTGAAACTCAAGAAAATCCTTACTACTTCATTTATTCAAGAAAATATACTATATGTTTTGCTGGAGGTTTTGATGGATGGGACATTTACAGAGAGTTCAGAACTAACGAAGACAGATTCCAATTAGGAGCGACAGGTTTCTTAGCAGGTGCATCACCTTCAACAAGATATCCAAATGCTACAGGAGATGGTTTATTTAAAAGAATTGTTGTTGCTAACAATACTCAAGATTTCGCTAACACCGATTACTACGCTTACTTACTTGGTATCTTGACATTCGCAAATCCTGAATCAACTAACATCAACGTATTTGCAACATCAAGTATTGATTATGTAAACAACTCTAACCTTGTAGAAGAGGCTATCGACATGGTACAATTCTCAAGAGCGGATTCAGTTTACATCGCAACTACTCCTGACTATAACATGTATACTCCTGATGCGACTAATCCTCAGGATATCATTTACTCTCAAGAGGCAGTTGATAATTTGGATAACACAGGTATTGATTCTAACTATACCGCGACTTACTATCCTTGGATTCTTACAAGAGATACTGTTAATAATACACAAATTTACTTACCTGCAACAGGTGAAGTTTGTAGAAACTTAGCATTGACAGATAACATCGCATTCCCTTGGTTCGCATCGGCAGGTTACACAAGAGGTCTTGTAAACTCTATCAAAGCGAGAGTTAAGTTGACTCAAGAAGATAGAGATACTTTGTATCAAGGTAGAATCAACCCAATTGCAACATTCTCTGATGTGGGAACTGTAATTTGGGGTAACAAAACCTTACAAGTCGCTGACACAGCACTTAACAGATTGAACGTAAGAAGATTGTTACTTCAAGCTCGTAAGTTGATTTCAGCAGTAGCGGTAAGATTGTTGTTCGAACAAAACGACCAAATCGTTAGACAACAATTCTTGGATAGTGTTAACCCTATCTTAGATTCAATCAGAAGAGACAGAGGTCTTTATGACTTTAGAGTAACAGTTTCTTCTTCACCTGAAGATTTAGATAGAAATACATTAACAGGAAAGATATACTTAAAACCAACGAAGGCATTAGAATTCATCGATATCGAATTCTTCATCACTCCAACAGGAGCTTCGTTCGAAAATATCTAATAATTAATAGGGGGGTAAAATCCCCCCTTTAGCCAAATGAAAAAAGTTTTTACAGAAGGATTTATAAGTAAAGGTACTCCAGACTTAAAATATTATGCGTTCGATTGGGACGATAATATAGTTCATATGCCAACTAAAATTTTAGTTAAAGATGAGAGTGGTAATGAAGTTGGAATGTCTACTGATGATTTCGCCGAGTTTAGACATCAAATAGGAAAAGAACCATTTAATTATAAAGGTAACACAATAGTAGGTTATAGTGACTCTCCATTTAGAAACTTTAGAACCGATGGTGATAAAGATTTTTTGGTGGATGCTATGAGGGCAAAAAAAGGACCGGCATTTGATGATTTCAGAGAAGCAATCAATAACGGTTCAATATTTGCAATAATTACTGCGAGGGGACATAACCCGAACACTATAAAAGAAGCAATTTATAATTACATTATAGATGGGTTCAACGGGATAGACAAAGACGAGTTAATTAAAAATCTTAAAAAATATCGGTCTTTTGTAGGTGAAGATGAAATGAGTGATGAAGAATTAATTAAGTCATATTTGGAACTTAATAAGTATCATCCAGTGTCTTTTGGTGATGACCAAGGAGCGGTTAATCCTGAAGAAGCTAAAGTAGAGGCTATGGAGGCTTTTGTAAATTATATTAAAGCTATGGCAGCAGTTTTAAATAAAAGAGCATTCTTAAAAAAGGATATTAGGAATAAATTTAATCCAGATAACTTATCTATAGGATTTAGTGACGATGATCCAAAAAATATAGAAGTAATGCAAAAACACTTCAAAAATAAACCAGATAATATAGTAAAAACTTATTCTACTGCTGGAGGAGTTAAGCAGGAAGTTAAATAAGAATATCGTTTTCAAAAAAAAAGTAAATAGAAAAATTTTTGTGAAAGGATATATTTATCAATAAAATAACAAAAACAAAAAAATTAAAAACACATGGCTGATTTGTTAATGAAAATGCCGATTCCTTACGAACCAAAACGACAGAATCGTTTTATCCTAAGGTTTCCATCATCTCTTGGTATAAATGAATGGTTTGTTGAATCTGCGGCAAGACCACATATTATTATAAACCCAGTTCCAATTCCTTTTTTGAATACTGAAACTTATGTTGCTGGTAAATTCACTTGGCAAACAATTCCGGCGGTGTTTAGAGATCCGATTGGACCTTCAGCCGCTCAGGCACTTATGGAGTGGGTACGTTTACATGCTGAATCTGTGACAGGTCGTATGGGTTATGCCGCAGGTTATAAAAAAGATGTTGACCTCGAAATGTTGGACCCAACCGGTGTTGTTGTAGAAAAGTGGATTTTATATGGTACTTTCTTAACCGATGTAAACTTCAACTCTTTGAGTTATGCACAAGACGGATTAGCGACAATTAATGCAACACTTAGGATGGACCGTTGCGTACTTGTTTACTAATTTATCAAGATACTATTTATTAAAATTCAAATACAATTATATTTAACCGTAAAGCACTAAACTTTACGGTTAAATTTTTATATGGATAATCAATCAATAGAACACGGACAATCTAATTTTACGTTACCTCACGACGTTGTTCCTTTACCGACACACGGTCTCTTCTACAAGAATAAGAAAAAATCAATCAAAGTTGGATACCTTACTGCAAATGATGAAAACATTCTCATGGGTGGAGGTAACGACATGACTCAAACTTTATTGAGGTCTAAAATCTACGAACCTGATGTTCGTATTGATGATTTGTTAGAAGGAGACGTTGAGGCAATACTTATATTTTTAAGAAATACGGCATTCGGGCCTGAAATGGAACTGAATTTGACCGACCCAATCACAAAAAAACCATTCAAAGCAACTGTCAGATTAGATGAATTAGATATAATTAAAGGACAGCAACCGTCGGATGATGGAACATTTATCACTCAGTTACCAAAATCTCAAACAACTGTAAAAATTAAACCAATGACTTACGGTGAAATATTGGAAATACAAAGAATGTCAGAGTCTTATCCTCAAGGGAGAACCGCACCAAAAGTTACTTGGAGATTGAATAAACAAATTGTCGAAGCAAATGGAGTAACTGATAAATCTGACATCGCTAGATTTGTGGACCAAATGCCAATTGCAGATTCAAAATATATTAAAAAGTTCATGGATGATAATGAACCAAGATTAGATTTAACAAGAACAGTAATGACCCCATCAGGAGAGCAACTAACAGTTAATGTTGGGTTTGGGGTTGACTTTTTTCGTCCTTTCTTCTGATTATAGGAAAGGACAAATTGATGAATTTTATTATCTAAAAACTCTTTTGGATATATCATACTCAGATTTTTTGATAATGCCGGTGTTTGTTCGAAAGTATCTTTTAAATAAATGGGTCGAACTTAATAAAAAGGACTGAAAATTCAGTCCTTTTGTATTTATATATAAAGTAAAATTATGTTTTTTCAAGCAGGTACTAACACTAACCCAGTAGACCCAAGTTCGGGTTATGCTGGAGGAAAAGAAGAATTAGATTTTGTAAAATCCCAAGAGAAACTTTCAGAGTTTAGTAATCAGATTTTAGGTGTCTTTACTCAAGGAAGAGAAAGAGTATACGAGTTACAAAACGCTTTAGCGGAGACTACACCAAAAGTTGCTAGACTTGGAGGTAATATCAAAGATGTTGCTGGTATTATAATTGGTGTTGCAGAGGCATCGGCGAGAAATGTTGTCGCTACGGATGAGCAAATTACAAAATTATATGCCGCAACCAAAGTACTTGGAGGTGATGCTAAAACTTTAGCGACCACCTTTTTAGACGTTGGTATGTCAATCAAGTCAATACCTGAGGCACTAAAAGATTCCATAGATTATGTCCGAAGTATAGGTGGTAATGCTAAACAGGTCATGGGTGATGTAACCAAAAACATGGCACAAATGAACCGTTTTCAATTTGAAGACGGTGTAAAAGGTTTAACTAAGATGGCAGCCCAAGCCTCAATGTTAAGACTTGACATGTCTAAAACTTTTAGTTTTGCGGATAAATTATCGTCTCCAGAAGTGGCAATTGAAGCCGCAGCAGCATTTCAAAGACTAGGTGTTGCAGTTGGATCTTTAGGAGACCCCCTACAACTACTAAATCAATCACTTAATGATCCATCAGGAATTCAAGATAGTTTAATTGAAATTTCCAAAAAATTTGCATATTTCGACAATCAAACGAAATCCTTCAAGATTAGTCAAGAGGGTATATTAAAATTTAAAGAGTTAGAAGAAATAACAGGGTTCAATGCCGCTGAAATGAGTAAGTTAGGAGTCGCCGCTCTTGAAGTTGACAAAAGATTATCTCAAATTAGCCCATCAATAAAATTTGAAAATGAAGAAGACAAACAATATTTGGCAAACATTGCTAGAATGGGAGATGGTGGAGAATATGAAGTTGAATTTAGAGATGAAAGGGGTCAAGAACAAACAAAAAAATTAAGTGAAATTACTCAAACAGAGTTTAATAAATTAATTGATGAACAAAAAGATGCTGAAAAATCAATAGAAGAATTAACAAGAGACCAAATGACCTTGCAAGAAATTGGTAACGCTGACTTGGCGGCAATCAGGACGGCTATAACTGGAGGAGTCGTAACCGCACCAACCTTACAAGGTTTGAATGAAGAAATTAGAAAAATGACTGAAGAAATTGGGAATGTTATAACTAACGATAAAGACCTTCAAATACCTGAAATAAGAAAAGAAGTGGACAAAATATTTTCCGATTTGGAAGGAGACTTGTCTAAGATTGTTTTGAAAGGAAATTTTGAGCCAGAAAAAATATTCGAAGAATTAATTTCAGGAGAAAGATTGCAGGATTTATCACAAAAAACTAAAGATAAGATAGAAGATATTTCCATAAAAATTGGGGAGAAATTAAAAGAAAAATTTAGTAATGGACTATTTGAATCAAATACTAATTCAAGTACAGAAGATAAAGTCAGTGGTACAAACACTCCTGTTAATTCAACAAGGTTGACGGTAGAAGGTACTCAACCAATAACTCCAAGTTATGGTCTCCCGACAACACTACCAAAGACACAAAAATTAAATGTAGAATTTGGAGGAAAAATACCTGATTTTAACGTAAATTTTAAAGATGCACCTCAAAATATGACCCCCCAACAAATAGAGGAGTGGAAAAAAATATTCAAATCAGTCGTTAATGAACAATATTTTAGAAACTATTTAATAAAAGTTTACGACCCAAATGGAACCGAAGTACCGGCTTATTAAAATAAAAAAACAACCACAACCTATTTATTAATAAAAGATATAAATGGCAAGTCCGTTATTAGATTTAGCAAATTCAGAAGGGTTTAGAAAAAAACTTTTAACTAGGAATTTAACTCCCTATGCGAAGGCTCCAAATAGACCTACACAACCAATCGATACGGAATACGTTCAATCGAATTCTTCAGTTCAAGATAGTCCTGATAAATTGATTGATGAGCCTTCTTTTGCCAATAAATTATTTCCATTAAATCAGTATGGAAATGAAGGTGGATATAAGCAAGTACCTGACCCTGGAGCATTATTAAATACAAAATCGAATGAGGGTGAATATGGGTATCAAGATGCAAACATAGTTGACCAATCTATTCCCGAGTCTCAAAAGTGGAAACCTCTAAACGTTTTTTCAAATGGAAATGAAGTTGCATTAGACGGAGCGGAATTTTTTGGTTCACTCAATCGTCCTGTATCAACAAATACACAAAATAATCAACCATATCCAACAACGTTTGTATCTTCAACTTATACACCAGTTTCTATTTTATTATCACAAGACCCCGGTGGAAGTAACGGTTTATTAAGCCAAGATTCATTTATTGCACGTTTAGGTGCGCAAACTCTTAGGAGAGAGTTCCGAGACAGGATTGCGGCGCAAATACGACAAGATACATTAGGGAGGGCAAATATCCTTAACGTTTCTAGTGGTACTGACATTGTCAATATATTAACAGGTGTTGTTCCTATAATTGAACCTGTTTATACTATCACAGTAACCGCTAACCCAATACTTGCTGCAACAAACTTTGCTTTAAGACTTGGAGGAAGTATATTACCCGTATCTCCTATACCTGGATCATATTTTGACCCAAATACAACTTTGGGCCAGCCAACCACAATACAACAAATTTCCAACGCTTTTAGAAGAAGTGGTGTTGGTAAGTTTTTCAATAGATTAATGGGTGGTGGGGAGACTGGTTCCCAAATCATGTTTAACAACATGGGAGCGGGTCAAAGGTCTCAATTATTCAAGAACATTGATTTTAACAGATATAAGCCAAATTTCCCAAGAAACTTTTTTCAAAGATTAGGTGGAGCTCTTGTCGGTACTGTTTCAGACAATAGTAACTTTTATGTTGGGAGTATAACTTCCAATCCATCTCAAGTGTTTTCTCCGGTTGGAGATGTTCCAGTTAACCAATTTGGTGTTGAACAACAATCACCAGTTTATGGACCTTCAGAGTTAGCTCAGTTATATGAAGGACCAAGTCAATCTGTAAGACTTGGAGCGAATGGGCCTACATATAGTAATGGTGGAGGAATCGAAGGTGGATTTACATGGGTGTCTCCAAAATATAGAGGTAATGCTGGTAAGAAAGTTGGTATTAACGGTGAGATTACTGAACAAGACGAAGACTTCAGACCGTCATCTTATGTCAATACGGAATCAGTTAATAATGAGTTTAGACAAGGGTCAATTCTTGATGATACGCAGAGATTAATTGACAGCCAACCACAAGGGGGTAAGCGTCTCCAACATGTTGGAAATGCGATAGACCAAGTAAGTAAAGTATTCAATGATGGATACAAAGAACTTACAAAAGGTTCAAGAGTTTATAGATATGTCGGTGCTATTGGTCAAGAAGTTGGTACTGAGTATTGTCGTGTATTTGCGAAAGATTTACCATACTTACAATATAATGATTTACAAAAAACAGATGGTATTACGACTGAAGGAAGAAGATTCGCGTATTCAGTATTAGATAAGACTTATAACCTTAATATTGCACCAAACAAACAAGAAGGTGGACAGGATTCAACAAATATTGTTGGTGATATTAATAATGCGGTTGCCAAAAAATATATGTTTTCATTAGAGAACTTGGCGTGGAGAACATCTAGTACACCAGGATTTTCTACATCCGATTTACCTGTTTGTGAGAGAGGCCCTAACGGTGGTAGAGTGATGTGGTTTCCACCTTATGGATTGACATTTAGTGAAAGCGTATCTGCAAACTGGCATGGATCTGATTTTTTGGGTCGACCAGAACCAATATATACTTATAAAAATACATCAAGGGGAGGACAACTTTCATGGCAAATTGTTGTGGATCATCCATCAATTCTTAATGTAATCGTAAATAAAGTTTTATCTAACGAAACAAACAAAACACGTATTGATAGTATCTTAGAATCTTTTTTTGCTGGATGTAGAAAATATGATGTTTACGAATTAGCTAAAAAATATGTTACAATAAATCCAAATGATTTGTTCGAGTTACAACAAGTAATTTCTTCAAAAGAAATGACTAGGGAACAAATTATTTACACTCGTACTACATTAGAGTCTGGAGCATTCTCGCCAGGTTCACAAGCTCAACCACTCGCTCAAGAGGGTGCAGGTGGAAATACAAACTTAAACTTCGACAAATATTTACAACTAGGATTTTATTTTGGAAACGATTTTCCAAAACCGAACACAACTATAAATTATACAACTGAATACGCAAGATATACTACAGAAGTTAATGAGCAGTATTCCAAAAAATCAAATGCTACAGAAACCAAAAGTTTTTTCGATACAGTTGTTACTCCAAATTATAAGGCAATGGATGAGTTTGCGATAGATTTGGGAAAACAATTAGAAACTAACGAAGGGACTGTAACAGTATACATTAGTTCAAGTTGTTCAGCACCTGCAACTGAATCATATAATCTTGAGTTATCAAAACGTAGAATAGCGGCAACAGTCAAATTTTTTGTGGAAAACGATGCAACAAAAAAATACATGGAACCAAATCCTGTTAGATTAATTGTTAAAGAAGATACTGGCACTGGCCCCGATAGAGCTGGTGCCCTCGGAGAAGTGGCAGTATCTAATCCTAAGAAAAGCAGTTTGACCAAAGGTCCATATATTGATTCACTTGAGCCTAATGGAAAAACATTTGATTGTAGTGATAGTAGTCCAAGTGCGGATGGAGGTGATACTCCAGTTGGAGCTAAGGAAGTTTTTACAGTTGGGGCAATGGCTTGTAGAAGGTCATTTATTTCAAAGATAGTTCCAAACTTAAAAGCTCCACAGACAGGACCTAATGGTCAAGGAACACCTGGTGGACAAACTAATCCTACAGGAGGGCCTGGCCCGATTATAGGTTTGACTGGGACATTATCCGCAACCACCGAAACAATACCTATTCTAACACCAGAATGGAAACCTAAAGATAACATTACTAAAAAGGTTGTAAGGGCTTTATTGACCGAGTGTGATTATTTTGAAGTTATTAAAGAAACTACACCTATGGTTTTCGATAACTTGAAGGATAAATTAAAGTTTTTCCAACCTTCGTTTCATTCAATAACGCCAGAGGGATTAAACTCAAGATTGACATTCTTACAACAGTGTATGAGGCCTGGTGATACTATTCCTACAATCAAATCAGATGGTGAGACACAGACCTTGAATTATAACAAAGATGCCAGTAATACATCATTTGGAGCTCCTCCAGTACTGGTGTTAAGGATAGGTGATTTTTATAACACAAAAATTATTCCTGATGGACTTAACATTTCATACGAAGGATTAGACCTTAATCCTGAAGGAATTGGTGTACAACCTATGATTGCCACTATTTCACTGCAATTCAAATTTGTTGGAGGTAGTGGATTAAAAGAGTCGGTTGACAAGTTACAGAATGCCTTGACCTTTAATTACTATGCTAACACAGAAATTTATGATGATAGAGCTGATGTTACGGATATTGAGTCTTCAAGAGTGTTAGACCAAATATTTTTAGAAGGACAGATTCCTCCACCAATTCCAGGAGTCAATAGTGCTGCACCAAATAACGGACAAGATAATAATAGTACTATTGGAAATATTGTTAGTAATGTTACTGATACAAGTGGAAACACTACAGGAGTTTTAAGTTACAGTACATTTATGAAAAAAGTAGTAAGTGACACTCAGACATATTTTACAAATGTTGTTAATAAAACTAAAGAAAGTGTTAATCAATATAATAACGCGGTTAGACAACAATGGATGTTAGAGAGAAACTATACAAATGGTAAGTTTGCAATTAGTACTATTGATGAAACAAGTATTTTATTTGGTAAACCTAGTAACATTGAAAAAAGGTTTGATACCATATTTGGAGAATTAGTTAAAAATATAAAAGATGATCAAGAAGGATTTATTGAATATATTTCTGAACCATCTAAAAACTTGTCACCAAAACTAATCAGAGCAATTAAGGAAAATTATTCCAATTTCGTGTCAAGAAAACGAGGGTCTTTTGAAAACGCAATATCGACAATAACACAAAGTTTAGTAAATGAAGAACAAAGTTATCTTCAAACTCTTGGTAGGTTAAATACTATACTTTATAGTGCTACCAGTGGTGATACTGGTACCGATGGACTTCAAGCTAAGAACGGTCCTGTAAGGATATATGTAACTTCAGGAACAACAGATGTTCATAAATCATCATCGAGTCAAAATACATTCTTGGAATTAGTTGAAGATACTGTAAAAATCAAAGACAGTATTGAAAATTTCAACACTGTGATTGAAAGTAATAAAAAATTTACTTATCCAGCAACTAGTACGGAGTATGAAGGTGTCTTGGTATTTGCAACTACTAATGGAAAATCAAACGCAGTTACAGTACAAGAAGTTTTCAATCCGTTTAGTAATAACCCACAATTTGATAGTAAACCATTCAGAAGAGTTTATATGATTGTTTCTGATGATGTTCTTGATGAAAAGAAATATGAAACTTTCAAACAAGAGATTATTGGAAATGTTCTTGGAAACAAAGCATTGCTCGGCGACGGGTCTGTTGACATTGAGGCAATATTTGATACATATTGGATTAGAACTGTTAGACCAATTTTCTTGGAAGAAAATAATATTACAAAATCATTTATTGAAAATTTGGAAAAAAACGATTTGAAAGATTATTTAATTTATACTCCATTCGATTTAGACAAACAAAGAAACTTAACCTTTACAAGTATAGACCCTTCTGGCCCACAACAAATAAAGACGAAAGAAAATTTGATAAAAGGATTGGCTAACACAACAAACCAAAATACAAATGTATTAACTTGGAATGATTCGAATGGAAATCTACCTAACGCATATATATCGAAAGCAAAACTTAACTAATGGCATATCAATATTGGAATAGGTATAGTGATTTTGTTATTAATGGGGAACAAACAGTAGTCCCTTATGTTTCTTTGCCCCAAAAGCCAACTGACAAGGCTTACATTTATAAAGTTGCAAAAAGTAGATTAGACAAAGTTTCACAAGAATATTATAACTCACCTGTATTCGGATGGTTAATTCTTCAGGCAAATCCACAATTTGGAGGCCTTGAAAACAACATTTATGATGGTGCGGTATTGATTATTCCATTTCCTCTTCTACCATCATTACAGGACTATAAGGGAGCATTAGAAAATCATTTTTATTATTATGGCAGGTAACATACAGGCAGACACAAGTGGAAATATTTTTGTTGAAGTTGACGAAAACAATATTATTGTGGTTGACCCAAACAAGACTGTCGATGATTTTGGAAATATTCGAGAAAGACTTGTTGACCACGAAAATCTTGTCATGTATGCCAACTTGGAAGCTGATGTGATTCCAAGAACAAAGTTAGCTGTTGGAGGGAGTCCTGACAATAGATTAGTAACTATTTCTGTTACTAAAATGAATTTTCTAAAACCAACAAAAAATTCATCTTTAGGTACGGGGTATTACGACGAATTGACAGGAGAAAATACAACTCAATTTAATGGTGTCAATCAACCAAACGAAATTGCAAATACTACTAATAATTCTCAAAACCCTTACTCACTTAATACGTCCGTAAATCAACGAGAAATTATTGATACTGGACTATTGGGTATCACTTCAATCAACATTACTACAAATACAAGCTTCGTTCCAACAGTTGAAATACTTTTGGAGGATGTACAAGGGAAAGGTCTTTTTGAATTTGGTGATAGTTCACCTTATGCAGCATTCTTTAATCAGCCATACCCCCCATTCTATCTTACACTAAAAGGGTATTATGGGCAAGCAATTAGATATCAACTTAACTTAAAAACTTTCCACGCTTCATTCAATGGGTTTAGTGGAAATTATCAGGTTCGATTAAACTTCGTAGGATATAAATTCAACGTATTGGAAGAAATTTCAATGGGACATCTCATTGCTGCTCCCCACATGTATAGCCAAAGGTTTGATATCACCCAAACATTAGACGGTCCACAACAATCAAATAAAGCTGCTGAATCACAAGCGAGTACACAAGCGGAAAAGGGGGCTAACAATGTGGGGTCTAATACTGCTGTGGTAACACAAATTGTTGCTGAAAAAGGATATCAAAAAATAATTGAAGTCTACAGTGAGTACAAAGCCAAGGGGTTAATTCCGCCTAATTTTCCTGAACTTACGTTGGTACAATTAATGAATAAGTTGCAACAATTTGAAGCAAACATTTTTAATTCTTTCGAAAAAGCTGACGTAGAACCTTTAACGAACATCAGAAACTATAAAGATACGTTGACTCGATATTTTAATGCAATTGTTGGAGGGGAAACATCTTGGTTTAAGACTTATCTGAATCCAAAACCGATTGTATTAAAATCGGGAGAGAGAGCGTATGTCTTCAAAGATTTGTCTCGTGAAGTTAAAGATACTGCCATTTCCAAATTACAAGGTGACATTACCGAATTCAATAAGGAATTATCCGAAAACTCTACTTTAGGAACAAAGGGTACTGTTCCAATTCCGAATCCAATAAAGTACGACACGATTTCAATAACTCCTCCTGACGGAAGTAGTATTAATTGGTTTGAAACAGTTAGAATCCAAACTGGAATTAGTAATCCAACTTTGGAAGACGAACTGAATTTAAGGAAAAGTCTTTCTTATTTGTTTATCCCAACTGAATTTGAATCAAATGCCAGCGCCTTTACAGGGGTTGGGGCTTTAGCATTGATTTTTAATTTGTTAAATTCGAAACCAATTCCACAATCTTGGTTTGTATTTGAAGGGGAACGAAGATTTATTAAAGACATTTCTTCGATGGAGTCACAAGCAAACAAAAAGTTATCTGAATCTGAAAGTGAGATTTCAGCATTACTTTTAAGAAAAATTGAAGACACTGACACAGGTATTGGATTCAAACCTACTGTAAGAAATATGATTGCAGTAATAATGGCATCGGCGGAAGGATTCATTCGTCTTTTGGATGATGTACATACGAAGGCTTGGGATGTAAAATATGATCCAGTTCGTAGCCGTGCAATATTTTATAATCCGTCATCAGCACCTAGTAGTGATACAAGAGATTTAGTTTCTAGAGATGAGTTCCTGTTATTCAATGAGAATCAATTAAACGCCGATGCGGTCAATTCTCAGATACCTGTTTATCCATGGCCTCAATTTTCTGTGGAGTCCTCAGAGGATAAAAATAAATTTCAATTAAAATATATCGCAGACCCTTCTGTTGTTAATTTGACTCAAGGGTATCTGTTTGATAAGTGGCCTGAAGTTGAATTTGTTGAAGAATATCTCAGGGGATTAACACAAAAATTTCAAAACCCGATTGCTTCTCCGCCATTAGAAAGTGAAAGAGACACAAATATTATTAATATTAATCCTATCGAATTTCCATCTATAGGATTGGCATACTCAAACAAAGAAGAAGTCAAATTTTTCTATGAAATTTGGGAACGTCAATTTTTGACTTCTCATTATTCAGGATTTGTACGAGCTAATTCTAATCAAACTGATGAATTACTTAGATTGAATATTGAAACCGAAACTAATAACATACAAAAGAAACTTGGCATTAGCTCTCCGTATCTAACACTAAAACTAAAAAACTTTAATCTTAATTCCGAGAATTATCCTGATTTTTTAGAAAGTATTTCAAACTCAGGTACAGGACGAGCATATCAAGATTATATAAGAGATTTCTTTGTTACTCCATATATTAAAGGAATTACACAAAATTCTTTTGCAATTTTAGATACGTTGGACATTGGTAAGATACCACAAGTCACAACAAAGTCTGAAGCTTTACGATCTTTAATTTCTAATGCATCAAACGACCCACTTATTGTAGATACTTTACCTTATACTGACCCAAATTGGTGTTTGAACAATTTGAACCAAGGCAACACAGCCCTTTCTAATCAAGTTTATAATACAAATAAGTCATTAACTATTTTTGAACCAAGAAAGATAATTGCCAACTTTACAGACGTTTATGATTATACCACTAATAGACCTGTAACAAATTTTTCATACATACTTAATCAGAACCCTTCAACAATTTTCTCAGGGCCAATTGGATTTGAGGTGTTTTATTTAACCCGAAATCCAAATCAATTTATTGCTACCGAAGGATATATTAATGGAACCACACCAACAGGTGCTTTCAGTCCAAGAAGTACTACTTCAATGTTGAATACACCTTACTTTATAAACGCGATACAAAACGGTGTTTATAATTCAAGAGCGTCAGGAAACACCTATCCATATGTACAAGCCGCATATTTGTTCTTGAACTCATTACCTTTAGCGACATTGAGAGAAAAATACAAATCATTAACAAATGATGTCACAAGTGATTTGGATTATATTTCGTCAGTATTGAAGAAATTTGGAGCAATCCACAAACTACCTTATGCTTGGATTTTGAAATATGGTTCAATTTGGCATAGATACAAAAAATATAAAGAAACAAATGTTGATATCTTAGAAAGTGCTTGGAAAAACTTTGACTACGCCGGGAATTACTATCCTCCCACAAGTTCAACTACCAAATCATA